GCGCCAGTTCCCTTGCCTGCTCCTGCGCGGCCGCCTGACGCTCCGCCGCGCGCTGCTGCGACATCATGTTCATCATCTGCGCGTTCTGCTGGATCGCGCGGCCCATAAAGTCGTTCTGCGGTGCGCGAGCCTGAAGGGCGATTGCTTGGTTTGCCATATGACGAGACTCTTACCCTTTACGAAAATCAAGGCTGGCTGGCATCCTATTGCCTTGACCCGCCGCCGATACCGCCGCCGGGAAGCCCTGTGCCGCCCATAGCTAGATTACGGATCTGCGCCTGATACAGCGGGAACGACGAAGCCGCTTGGCCAATACCCTGCAACGCATCGGCCAGCGCGTTGGCGCTGCCGACGTAGCCCGACGCGCGGGCCTGCCCGGCGCCAAGCTGCATCTGGCCAATGTTCTGCGCCGCCTGCCCGGTCGCGCCGGTCATGACGTTAGCGGCCGACTGGCCTGAACCCATCATGTTCTGGAGCGGGTTGAGGCGGGCGGCGCGCTCGATCTGAAAACGGTTGAAGGCGTTCTGATACTCTTGGCTGGCCAAGTCCTGCCCGAACCGCTGGATGCCGCGCATCATGTTGCCCGACAACAGACCGCCGCGCGCAGCCGCCGACCGCTCCAGCGCGCGCATCCCCTCGGCCTGCCGGAAGGCGTAGCCGGGATCGGCCTCGAAGTCGGATTGCCCGAACGGTCGCGCCAGACTGCCGAAATCGGGTGCGTTGGCGTCGCCACCGATGCCCAGCAACTGCATGATCTGCTGCTGCGCGGTGATGCCCGCTTGACGGAACGGCTCTTGCAGTTCGATCTGCCGTTCGAACATCTGGCGCTGGGTCTGCTCCGCCTGCTGCGCGGCCTGCTCTTGCGCGCGGGCTGCCTTCTTGGCGCCGCTGCGCGCGATGAGGCCGCCGCCGACCGAAGCGGCTGCGCCTACGCCTACGCCTGCTGCAATAACTGCCGGTGGCATCGTTACAACTCCATCTTGTACAGGTCGTACGGCGACCCGAATGTGTATATCATTTCGCCTGTTGGCTGCATACCCCCGCGCCGGGCGAAATACGAGACAAACCGGGCGGCTGGTGAAATGCGCGCCCACAACATCTTCGCGCCGTTGGCCTTGGCGAAGTCGATCACTTCTTGCCGCGCCAGCGCCGCCCACTTGCCGCGGCCTTCCGGCAGTATGAATACGTGCACTTCGTAGACGCCCGGCCCACTCCAAGCGAGCGCAAACCCGCCGTGTTCGCCCATCAGAAACCAGTTGTGGTCCTCCGCAACGGCCTCTTCAAAGTCCAACTCGCCGAGCGACGCTGGCCCCAAAAACGGGCGCACGTCGGGATGGTTCGCCGCGAGGTTGACCACCTCTGCGTCGAAGCACCGCTCCAGCATTAGCTGACCAGACGACCAGACGCGCGGATGTTGACCGACGACGCGGCGCCGGCAACGGTCGAGATGAACCCGCCGCTCGGCAAGACGTGGCCGACAATTTCGGGGAACGTGTACGTCTCCGACGGCTGAAGCGTTTTGGCCCTCACGATCAAGTTGGCGTTGCCGGCCGCGCCAGCCGCCGTGACGAGGTTTACGCTGAGCGTGGTCGCGAACGCGCTGTAATTGGTCGCGGTAAACTTGTCGATGATGGTCTGGACGCCGCTCGACGTGTACTGCGTGGTCTGGGTGTTCTCGGCGGTCTTGGCCGGAATGATGTTTGCGATGTTAACGGCCATCAAGCTATCCTTTGCATTACGAGGCTCGAACCAATTTGCAGTGTCACGGCGGATGCGTTCACTTCAGACGCGAACCTTACCTGAAAATTGCCCGCCGTGGAACCGCAAGAGATGATACCGGAGATGCGTGCGGTCTGGTCGGTGTTGATCGCCGTCACGCCGGTGCCCAGCACGTTGCCGGTCGTGGTCGCAGCGGCGTTGGGAAACGTAATCCGCAGCGCCGAACTGGCGGCGGTGGACTCGATAGGCACGACCACTTCGAGCTGGCAGGTGCTGCCGGCGGGCGACGTGAAGCCAAGGTTCAAGCCGGTCGTGGTGGCCGCGCTCCGGAACGTGACGAAGCAATCGACGGTGTAAACGGCCCCCGCCGTCATAGGGGCTACCAACTGCGTAACGTCGGCAAGCGTGGTGACGGTCGATTGCTGCGTGCTGGTCAGTTTGTTGACCGTGGTGCCGCTGGCAAAACCGTTGGCCGCAATCGGATCGAAGACCGACGGCGGCGTTAATGCCAGCGCCTGCACCGCGCTTTCCAGCGCCGACAAATCCACCGGCGACGGCAGGCTGGACTGCAAGGCTTGGATCGCAGCGTTGACCACGGCGTCGTATGCCGCCAGCAGTGCGTTCACGTCGGGCGCCAACGCGGTTTCATCTTGGTTGCGCTGCGTCGCGATACGCAAGGTGTGAAAGAACCGATACCACTCGCGGCTGATCGCGCCGGTGCGCGGATCGAGGACGGCGACGCGCGGCGGGGTGAGCGACAGCGCTCCAGGCGGCGTGGTGACCATCAGGCGCGGGTTCCCTGCACGTCCAGTTCCGCGCCGGTGATGTAGATGCGCACGGGATCGGTGCCCGAGACTTCGTAAACCCGGTCGCGGCGTTGCATGGTGGCCCCGAGCCGGCGCCAGATGGCGCGGAAGCCATGCTGGCCAATGCGCCCCAAGGAAGCCCAGTGTTCGCGCGACCAGGTGTGGCCGCCATCGTCCGACCAGCGCAGCATGACGCGCGGGTCGCTGCCTTGCCCGAGGTTCAGCCCTACCCCGGTCTCGCAGTCCAGTTGCAGCGAATGATGCACGGTGCGGGTAAGGTTGTTCTCCCCGGTCGGGAGCGCCCGCCACGAACGCAGCCATTTCTGCTCCGCGCCATCGTCGGCGTGCACGGTCAGGTCGAAGCGGTAGAGCCGACCGTCCTCGCGGTCGCCGATCAGGGTGTCGCCGTTGAAGAACACCTGCGCCGCGCCCCGATGCGCGCGGAAGGCGCCGTTGACGAACGACGCCCGCTCGTGCCAGGCGCCCGTGGCCACGTCGAACACCCAGGTGGTGTCCGCACCCGGAAGGTTGAGCACATAGAAACTGTGCCCGTCCTGCTGATAGGTATAGGCGGTGGCCCCCGACAGGTCGGTGTGCTGCTGGATTTGCCACTCGATGGCGTGGGACGAAACACGCTGCCCTACATACCCCGAAGCGCGAAACACCATGCCCTGCCCGCGGGCGTCCTTGCCCAGCCAGTAAATCTGGTTGTCCATCTTGGCGACAGAGTACGGCGCGGCGCAGCCCAGTTCGTTGAACGCGCCGGGGATGCGGGCGAGCGGGAAGTCCAGATCGCCCGCGTTGAACCATACCTCAGTCGAGTTGGTGCCGTAAACCCAGACCTCGCGGTGATCGACAAAGACCGCCACGACGTCGTCGGGATTTCCTTCGGCGCTGGCAAATTCCAGCGGGTCAACCTGTGTGCCGTCCAGCAGCGATGTCACCCAAATCTTTTGGCTGTTGGGTTCGTTGAACACAAAGTAGCCGTCGAGATAGCCGACCGTGCCCGCGCCGGGGAAGTCCGGATCGGTGATCTGCTGGAACACGTCCGTCTGAGCGTTGTAGATGTAACCCTGCGGGTTAGCCGCGATGAATAGTTGTGTGCCGTTGTCGGCCATGCTGACGGTGCCCGTGCCAGCCACAGCGCCCTTGGCGACCGCGTTCCAGTTGCTGTCGATCTGGAAGAGCGTATTGCCCGACACGGCGTAGCCGTAGTTGCCAAACTGCCACAGCCCACGGATCGGCCCCGTGCCGACCGTCGCCAGCCGTGTCAGGCCGGGCGCGCGCTGGAGAAACGCCGGCTCCTTGCCACCCTCCGGAACGATCTCCGGAAAGAGGTTGACCATGCGGTTGTCAGCGGCATTTACTGACCGCGCTACGTAGGCGCTGCCCAGAATGGGTGACTTCATCAGAAATTGCCCGCGTAGATGTTGTAACGCTGGCGCGTCGCCACGATGCTGTACGGCATCGACATGATGTCGTCAGGGTTGTTGATCCGCTTGAGGTTGCGCTTGCTCGTCATGGCGATACGCATGACCTGGGCCGACGGCTCCATGCCGAATTCCGGGGCCAGTTCCAGCGCCAGATTGTAGCGGAAGGCCCGCAGATATCCGGGCGGAAACCGCAGTTCGGTTGCCAGCGTGACCGGGCGCGCCAACTCCTCCACCGACACGAAATGCCAGTCCAGCGCCCGCAGCGGGCGAGGGAACACGGTCATGGTGATGTCGGGGAAGGTGTTGTTCACCCACATTACCTGCGGGTAGATGGATGGCACCGTCTTGACCGCGATCCCGTTATATTGCTGATGGTTGATGAATTTGATGCCGAAGCTGACCCCCGTTCCGGGGTCGCGGAAATAGGTGCTGTCCTCCAGCATGACCGGACGATGGCCGATGAAGTCGCCGGTCGGCCCCAGGGTGCGGGTGAGCAAACCCGCAGGCCACCGGAACACCTGCTCGCGCGCGGCGAACACCGCCAGCCGTTCCGTGTTCCAGCTATCAATCATCTGGTTCATGGCGTTCAGTGCGTCTTGCGCCGTTTCGGCCGAAGGCGTTTCGCCTTCAGCCAAAATACCCAGCAGCCGCAGGGAACCGTTAATGATGTCGCCGGCGGTCGCCATGGCTTAGTCTTTCTGCGCTGCGCGTCGGCGTCCACTGCGCTTAGGCTCCGCCATCTCGTTGACGGGTTCAGCCACAACTTCGGCTTCGCTCTCGTCTTCGTCCGCCGCTTCAGCAGGCGTGTCGATATCATAGCGTTTCCAGCCGTGCATTTCATCATAAATCGCTTCGTGTTCGCTGATAGCGACCTTAGCGCCGTGCACCGGGTGGACCATGTAGATTACGGACATAAAAACCCCTCAAAAAATGGGCGGCCCGAAGGCCGCCCACTGTTACGCGATCAGGTTGAGCGCCCGAAGGTGGCTTTCCAACTGAGCAACGCGGGTCTGAAGGTTGGCGATCACGGCCAGCACGCTAAGACCCTCGTTCGCCGACACGAAGCCGAAACCCGGCGATACAGGCGTGCCGATGGGCAGCACCTGCGGCGATGGAGCCGTGAAGGTGAGCGTGCCGATCTGGGCTGTGAGCGGCGCCCCGCGCGCCGGGTAGATCGGGTTGACGATGGTGGCGCCGTCGAGGTACTGATCCTCGTAAGCAACACCTATAGGCTTGGTATTGGCCATAGCTAGAACTCCTTAAAAGGTAGCCCCGGCCGAAGCCGGGGCAAACCCATTAGCCGGCGATGCGATACAGGTTGTACGTGCCCGCGCCGGTCTTGACGGCGCGGAACAGCACGCTGCGCGATGCAACGCCTGCGCCCGAACCAACCAGCGTCCAGCCGGTGCCGGCGGTCAGCGTCGGAACACCAGTGCCGGTGGCCACCAGCGAGAAGTCGAAGCACGAACCCACCTTGGCACTGCTGATGCGATCATCAACGCCGCCGGCGCCAGTAACAGCCGGAAGGGCGAGGTTGTTGTTGCCGCTGGGGGTGTAGACGACCAGACCCTGTTCGAGATCGAGCGGGGTGAGCGTCGCAGCAGCGGTGTAAGCAACCGGGATTGCCTGCACGCCGAGGGTGGCTTCGTTGAGGTTGCCAGCACCGACCTGATAACCGCCGGCGCCATTGGGAAGAGTCATGATAAATACTCCTGAAAAAAGGTGGCCGCCGGCGAACCGGCGGCCGTGTTAGGTTAGCCCCAGAGACGGCAAGCCATCTGCGGACGGATCGTGCTGTAGCCGTACAGAACGTCAATACGGCAAGGCATACGGTCGTTGTTGATGTCGTACTGACGCACGACACGCAGCGAGATTCCGTTGTGGACCTGCCGGCTGGCCATATCCACACCCTGCGGCATCAGAAGGTCAGCGGTGGCGAAGGTGATGGCGTCCTTGTGGTACACGAGGTTCTGTGCGTACTGCGTCGAAGCAGCGCCCACGAACGTGATAGCCCTGCCGGTGGCAGGCAGCACGTTGACGGTGGCAAGCGCGTGGTTGGCCGAATGCATGGCCGACACGGGGATGTTGCCTGCGCCCGAAGCGTTCAGCGTTACGTCGGCAAGAGCGACGAACTGGAACAGCGAACCGGTGCTTTCACGGGTCTGCGGGTTGACGGCAAAGCAATCCGCCACGGTGAACACGTCGCCGGCCCTGACAGTAGCCGCGTTGCCAGCGCCGGTGATGGCGATGGTGGTTGCGCCTTCAGTCGTGACAGCCGCCGAGGTCGTGCCGCCGGTGGCGGTACGCGAACCGGTGGTGAACTGCTTGATCGACTGCGACATATTGATTTCTTCAAAACCAAGTACGCCAGTGCCCATCATGCCGTTCTTGAACTGCCTGCTGACAGTGTCGGTCGGATTGAACAGACCCTTCATGCCTTCGACCAGACCAGCGTTGGCGGCTGGGTTGACGGTGGCATAGCGGGGCGACATCACAGCAGCGTTCTCGTTCAGCTTCTGCTGCGCCTGCAACAGAACCAGCGAGGTCGCCGGCGTGGTGCCGGGGGTGCCGACCGAGTTACCGATGGTCTGGAACGCGTTGGCGACGTCCGCGTCAATGCTGGACGCAAGCTGCGAAATACGCGGCTTGAGAACGCGTTCGGCGAAGTCGTCCATCTGCATGGTCAGTTCCGCCGTGGTGAAGTTCACCCCGACATGCTTCTGGCGGGCGATGGCCAAAGTCGTGAACTGCTCGTTGGTGTCCTGCACCTGAAGGGCAGCGCCGTCGGTGACGAGGGCACGGTCAGGCAGACGGATGCGCAGGGTCGAGCCGATCTTGGCGCCTTCGACAGCGAAGCTGTCGTCGTACTGGCGGTTCACGTTGCGGGTGAGCACGAGGTTGTTCTCAAGGATTTCAAGGGCCTTGCGAGTAATCATGTCGATCGTAAGAATCGAATTGCTCATTTGACATTCCTTCTAAAAGCGGATAGGGTAATCACATTAGTCACCACGGAGGATACAGCATGATTAGCTTTACGGTCGATGGCGTGGAATACCGCGCCTTTAATCACCTTTACGCTGTCTCGCGCTGCGGGAAAATTCTTAGAAAGCACCGCCCCTATACGCCTAAGCGCCATCCAAACGGATATTTGGTCATGAGCAAAACGCTTGTTCACCGCGCTGTTGCTGAATGTTGGACGGCGGGTTTTGACCCCGCCAAACAAATCCACCACATTAACGGCGACAAAACCGACAACCGAGTGGAAAACCTTGAGTGCTTGTCGCAAACTGAACATATGCGAGAAAGGCACGCGGATATCCTTGCGGTCAACGGAACCTACGAACGTACAGACGAAATTCAAGAAAAGCTGCGCAAGGCGCGGCTCGGCTCCGTTACGTCCGATGAAACCAAAGCCAAACAGCGGGCCGCGCTGGCAGGCAGAAAGCGGCCGTACTTTGCTCGTGCGCCCCACTCCGAAGAGTCGAAGCAGCGTAGAAGCGAACAGCACGTACGCAACACGCAGTGCAGCGTGGAGGGCGTCGTGTACCGTTCTTTCGCGGCTGCAAGTGAGGCTACTGGTGTTCATCGTTTTACCATTCGTAAGCGGTGTCTTTCTAAGAACTTTCCCGGCTACGTAATTCTCCCTTAACGGTTACGTTGTGCCTCGTACTTCTTGATCTGCCGCAACCGTTCCGCCTCAATCCATTCCGACGTGCTCATGCTTTTGATCGAGCGGGGGTCGGTGGTGTCGAAACGCGGCGCCCCGTTGGAGCGGGCTGTGACAGGCGCAATCGGTGCCGGGGCAGTTGAAGTCCTGCGGATCGGCGGGTTCGAGGCCAGAGAGGCTTCGATTTTCCCGATTTCTTTCGCCTGCAAGATCGGATTGAGACGCGCGATCCGACCGGCCTCTTTGGGGTTGGAACCGAGCCAGTAAAGGACATCGGGGCCAACATCCGAGGCTTGGATGCTCAGGGCCATGTGTTCCGTGACGGGAAGGTTCGGGTTGTAGGCGACTTGATCGAAGTCGTCGTACTTGTCCCGCGCCGTCTCTTCACGGTCATGGTACGCTTCCAGCATTTCCGCTTGCTGGCGTGCGGCTTCCCGCTGTGCCAGCAACTCCTCCGCTTTGCGTTCGGCCAGAGCCTCGGCGTAAGCGTCGTAGGTGTCGAACTGGTCAGGCGTAATGTCGAGGGCCGCTTGCGACCGTTGACGGGCTTCCTGTTCAGCTAAACGTTGCTGCTGTTCGCGCTCCCATTTGCGCTGCTCTCTTGCAAGCCGCTTACCGACGATGGCGTCCAGTTCTTCCTGTGTGAAAGTCTTGGTCGCTTCCTGTTCGGCAGCCTGTTCTTCCGGCGTTTCGGTGTCTACGGTTTCTGGAGCCGCCGTGGTGTCCAGTTCCGGCGCGGGCAATTCCGCTTCAGTGGGGACGTTGTCGTCCATG